AATTAAAAGAGGTGGAGAGTTTACTATACATTATGCTAGCCCAGACTTCAAAACACGCAAAGGCTGTATCAAGAACATGGAGAAGTTCATGAAAGATAATGGGTTTAAATACAAGGTGGTGGGGTGATGAGTTGGGAAAATTTACACTTAATTATACTTAAAATACTAACCTTGTTAAATATAATAAATTTATTAGTTTGGGCTATAAGAAAAGCTTTAATTTAACCGCCCATTGGGCTTGAGGAGGGATGATGAAAGAAGCACAAATGCAAACAATGTTTGGAAAATGGTTACAAGAAAGAAAAAGCTACAGTGGCGCATATGAATTGAAAATAGAGAAAGGTAAGGCATTTGCTTTTAATAAAGTTAAGGAACATCAAATTGAAGCCTTGTTACAGATTGGAGAGGGTGGGTTATACCATAAAATAGCGGATAACCCTATCTTTGCAGGCAAGAAGACAAGGTTTCACACTGTAAAGCCATTTGACTGCGTTTATTTGAGACATTGTATTGCAAGTATAGTCCTATGGTACTATGTCCCAAGAACGCCTAAGATGTGCTTTATAATAGATATAAGGTCATTTTTAGATATTGTAGAAAACCACACACGAAAAAGCATTAGAGAATATGAACTAGATGAGTATTTAAACAATGTTGAATACCAAATAAAAAAGGTTAGGTTTGCATGATATCCAAAGACGAAGTAAAAAAACTAGACTCTCTCGCATACAAGATATTCTGCGAAGAACACCGTAAATGTTTTATGTGTCCATCTATGGCAATAGAAGAGCATCACCTATTTAAGCGTGAAGCTTATATCATTAGGTGGGATAAGAGAAACAGAATACCTGTCTGTCGTGAATGCCATAGATACATTGAAGATATTGAAAACAAAACGTTGAAAGAGAAATATATATCAACTTACGGACAAGAGCAATACGATGAACTAAGTAGGCTTAATAGATTGATTAAACCGCCCATCTATTTTGAATATTGGGAATCTAAACTAAAGGGGCTGAAATGATATACTGTAACGACTGCCAACACTATGGCAAAGTAAAGGACGATGAACGACTGCTGAAACTAAGCCTACCGACCAAGGGCTGTATCAAGCATAACAAAAGAGTGTCCGATAAGGATTACCCGAATGCGAGAAACATGTGTGAAGATAAAGAAAAGAATCAATCTTCGGGAACGTAATAACCGTAAGTTTTAGATTTAGCGAGCGTCTTTAATATGTCGTTTAATTCTCCAGGATTAAGGCGTTCTTTAATTCCCCACTTGAACGCTTTATTAATATCTTTTATCTCACGTTCGGAACAGAAATCTTTGAATGGGTTCTGTAACCATCTTATACCCAACCGTTGACCAATCAGACCAAGGTAGTCATATCGGCCAAACGGATTCCACCACTTCTTTTTTTTAATCTTCATTATGCGTTTAGATGCTAAGTCAATAAGTTTTAACCTTTTCTCGGTAGGTACGTCAGGGAAATAAACAAACTTTAGCTTGTTGTAGCCGTTGACATAAGACTCCAATGGAATCCTCTTGTAGCCCCCTGGGTTCTGCGAGTCGAAACAACCAACCTTATTCATCCGCATTACATGGTTGTACGGTTCATTCGTGACCGCCCGTATCCTCCAACTGATAAAACTACGAGTGTTAGACGCAAATACCAACATTGGTAAATCCGATTGTTTGATTTTGCTTGGGTCAATTATTTTCATTGTTTACCGCCTTCTATAAACTTTTCAATAATAGATTTTGGTTCTCGTTTTTCCCAATATTCTCTACCACCCTTTGTTGACCATTTCCCATAAATACCAGCTTTTAAAAAGTCCATCGGGTCATCAATAACAAACATTTTTTTACCTGCCCTATCTCTTACCGCATTATCTGGGTCAATATAGGCTTTCATTGCTGACCATGCTCTTTCCATCTGCACACCGCCACCAATACCAAACATGCCGGGCCCATACTTAATCATAGCTGAACTTAATTTATCCCAATTCCTTTTCTCAACAACGTTCTTTATTCCTTCAACTATTTCAGATCCTAACGCAACTGGTGATATTTGTCCTGTTCTACCCATGTATTGACCCGTTAGTTTTTTTATTATTGGACTTAACCAATATTCTCTAAAAGGCAAAAAGGCTTCAACGGGATTAAATTTTCTTGTCTTTGTTGCCATTGCAAACATTCTAAATAAACCTAAACCAATTATATATCTTGTCAACATATAAACAGCGTCCATCTTTGTATCAGGAGGAGTTCCCGTTTTACCAGCCCACTCTTTTGCTGTGTTCCACATTTCAAACATAAATGTCTGATATGGTGTTGCGGTTTTTGAAGCAAGCGACCTTAATATTCTCGGTTTATCTTCATCGTTATACATCGACTGAGTTTTTGCACCTCCGTCTGATGCAAATTCCATTAATGCTTTACCTCTTAACCCTTTCTTTCGTCCAACTCGTTCCGCTGCTTTTATTGACGAGCCTGTCAAAAAGGATTCCATGTTGTCCGTAAAAAAGGTTGTAAAGTTATTAAACATTTCTCCTGCAGAAGTATAAACTTTTACATTCCCTCCTATTGTGTTCTGAGCGTCTTGTCTACTCACTTGCGCGTTCTTTGCAGACTTGATTTTGTACGCGTAATATTTATTCATACTCTTTGTGCTTTTAAAATAATCAGTGACTCCCAACATTGAATTTACATATCCAAACCGAGCCCATGTATTAATTGCTGATCTTATTTGAGTAACTGTCATCCACCCAAAATTTAAAGGGAACACGGCAAGGTTTCTAATTTGATTAAATTTCTTCGCGGCTTTTGTGATTTTCGGGTTTAATTTTAAAACTCTGTCTAGTTGTGGTTGTATACCAGCAAATCCTTCCGCAGTCCAATCCTGTATGAACTTTGCACTACCTTCAAATCCCATAGATTCAAGTTGTTGAGCAAAAGCCTTGTTATTCTGAATTATTGACGTATTAAATATATCCTTACTTGCTGTCTGTAAATACCGCTGTGCTAAATCAATGGATGATTGTACTTGACTATCGTATGGTATACCGCCCTTTCGAGCCATTTCACGGGGATTAAAGGGCTTATTAAGCTGAACATAGTCTGGAAGTGCCTTTGCTACATCTTCTGGTGTCATCCCTCGTCCTAGCATCTGTTCCCAAATAGTCGTATCTCGTAACATTTCAGGCGAATAATCACCTCTATATGCAATTTCTTGTTGGCCTCTCAATTCTCTCATAACATTTTGTTCTTCTATTAAAGAGTCATACCATTGACGTAGTTTAGTATCTTTGCCTGATCGTAATTCTTCTGTAAACTTAATATCTTCTTTTGAGTTAGGTTTTGTTTTTTTAAATATCTTTTGAAGCTCGCCTAGCTTTTCATCAAGCCAATCCATTTTTTGAGTAGTAATATCTCTGGTTCTCCATAATACATTTTTCTCTACTGGCCCCGCTTGATCTTTTAGTTTTGCTTTCTGCTTAACAGATAATGCACCATCTATATTCTGCAATGCTCTCGTAGGGTCAGTCCAACCGCCAGCTAACTCTTGCACCTCTTTAAAGTTTCCATAATCTGCAAATTCTTGAGACACATAAGTACCTGCTTGCCGTAATGCAATCTTTGTTTTACCTTCTTTTGTTTCTCTTGTTGCGATACCTTCCCTTTGTGCAGTCTCTTTTAAGAGATTATTTAATCGCTCGGCTTTTCTATTTGCCTCTTGTGCAGTTATTGTTCCTGCTAATCTTTGACCGTTAAGTTTTCTTTGTGATTTTTGTATCATTCTAATTTTAGAACTTTCAGGCAATGCAATATCTTCAAAGTATTCTTTATGCTTATTAAAGGTTGGTGATTTAGAAATATACTCAGGCGTTTGTTCTGGTTCTGCTATCTGTTCGGCAGGGAGTTCAATGTCTTCTGCAATTTCGCCTTCTTCTGTAAAATAGCTCGTAAGGTCGGCGATATCTTCTGAGCTAAGTCCTTCATCTTCTTGGAGTTGTTTGATGTGGCTGTCATAAAATTTATCCTTGGCTTCTAACGTTTCTTTTAAACCGTCTATAAGGTCATTATACACTATTTCTTGCTTCTCTGTCAATGGTTTACCCTTCTCAACCTTATCAAGTATATTTAGCGTTTCTTTCTTCGTGTAGCCTTTATTTTTAAAATACTCTGGGAACGTGGATGGTTCAATCATAACGTTAAGAACTTCACCGTCTTCATCTCTAATCACTAGTTTTTCAGATGCAACACCTTCTGATATTTCGTCTTTTAGTATTTTGTTATAATTACGTTGTGTTGTCGTCACGCTCTCTTTAATGTCTAACCCCTGTGCCTTGTTGTATATGTCGGTGAGTTGGGATTTTGTTTTACCATAAACATCTTCTAATGTTGTTTGTAATTCTTTAGGTGCATAAATTACCTCACCCTCTTTTATCTTAGGGTTTACGATATCAGACCTTTGTATTTTTTTAGATGAAACATTTCTCCCAAAATCTCTTGCTCCCTTTTCACTTAACGTTATCCAATCGCCTTTACGGATTCCTTTTGTACCTTCGGGAGTAGCCCTATAAACAGTTACTATCTCGTCACCTTCTAATCTTTCAAAACCATTTAGATTTGTTGCCCTTACGTCAATCGCTTTATTTGCTAAACTATCGAACCTTGGTATTTCGTTTTTAAAGCCCTCTATGCTTTTATATTTATTAGCCATAGAGATAAGGCTTTTTATTTCTTTAGGTTGTTTTTTGTTACTCTCCACAAACTCCTCGGCTGTGGCGTACTTGCGGGCTTCCTCGATTAGTGGGTCTTCTGTTCCCTTAGCTATCTCGGCTTTACCTAGCTTTTCAGGGAAAAATATTTGATACGTTGTTTCGTCCTCATCTTCTAGTTTAACTCCATCATAACCTTGCTCAATCAATTCCTGAGTGCTGTATTTATCTGTTTCATTCCATCCAGCTAATTTTAGTTTGTTCTCGTCTATAAGGCGTTCCATTATTTGACCTTTGCCTGTAGCAGAAACCTCGCCTTTTTCTATTTTGCTTTTATTATCAGTAAACCAAATTGTGCCATCAGCTGATTTTTTAATATTAAAATCTTCAAATTCTTCTGCTGTTCCATGATAAATAGTCTTTGGTTTAACCTCGTCAAACTCTGCCTGTGCATACTCCTCTAAATCTTTCTCAAAGTCTATCTCGGCTTGCTTGGCAACGTTCTCTGTTTCTTCCATTGCACTGTCTACACCCTGTTGCATAACCTTCTCGGCTTGTGGGTCTGTTAATCCGTTTTCCATGAGGGCATCTTTTGTGCCATCACTTCGCATAGTATCTAATAATAAAGACGCTGAACCGCCCAAAACTGCACCTAAAAAGGCACTGTAAGCTGAATCCGTTGCTATATCTATAAGTGAATCTTCACGGATGCCTGCCATCTTTGTCATAAGCCCTTCTGAACCTGTCTGAGCCGCTTCCTGTAGTCCTTCTGTCATTGCACCGCCTACCCAATTCGCCGCACCCTTAACGAACTTATTGCGGATATTCTTCCCAAACCCTTTCATAATATAATCTACACCAATGCCCTCAAGTGCGCCTTCAACCATTCCTGCCAAAGTTGAAAACTCACCTGCAACCCTTGGGTCTTTCTCTTGATTTCGTGCCTCTGTATAAATACTTCCTTTTTGCATAAGTCCAAACACCATTGCTGATGCTTGAGGACTTTTTGAAGCGTACCCTATCGCCAAACTTGCAGCAAGACTTACCGACCCTGCGCCCAAATCTTCCATGACTTTGTTTACTGTTGTTTCTTGTGCTGGAAATCTATCCTTTAATCTCTTTTGTGTCTTTTTTATTAAGTTACGCCCATAATTGGCTATCTTCTCATCAATATCAGTACGCTTGAAAATCTCTGCTTTTAACTGTTTAGCCAATGGCAAGTGACCACCTGTAGCCATACCAACCATTGTATCTTTCGTTGAGGGGTCTTCCTCGGCTCTTTCCCCAACTTCTTGGATAAGACCGCCAGCTGCAATAGGAAGGCTCTCTATGCCCTTTAAAATACCTGTAAAGCCCACTTGAGTTCCATCTTTCCACTGTTCCTTAAATTCTTTCCTTGGATGTATAGCAAGTAAATCCGTTGGCTGTTGTTTCTCTAACAGATCAACAGGCTCTTGTTGATGATTAGACAATAAGTCTTGTGGTTCTTCCGCTAATAAATCTCTAGGCTGTTGTCCTAATAAGTCTACTGGCATTATTTACTCATTCGTTTTAATACTTCTTCAACGGTTATTCCATGTTTTTTTGCAGTAAAGGCTAAATCTTCTTTTGATAATCCACTATTTTTAGCAGTGAGTTTTTTTGCTTTTTGTTTTTTTCCTGCACTTGGCTGACCTCTATCACCTTTAAGCTGACTAAGATATTTTTCTTTTATCTTAGCAACGTCTGATAAGGCTGTTTGTCTTGCCTCTGCTGATTCAGGAGTTTCTTTATTGTCAAATGGATTCCACTTGTTGCCAATGTCGATGTCTTTGTTAGGAATAAGACCTTCAGATGTTTCAATATCTTTTGGTGTTATTTTCCTGTCTACCGTGTCGTCTTTACCATATTTGATTTTACCACCTGAAACACTCTGAGGTATCATACCAAATTGTTGCGCTAATGCACTAGAATTATCAAACCCCATCATGCTATCATAAATCTGTTGCTCTTTCTGTGACAATGGCGCACCGCTTTCCTGTTTCTTTTGGATTCTGCGTTGTATAACTTTCTTCGGGTCATACTGCAATTTCACTTCCTCTGCCTGTTGTAACCTTTTGAGATTAGCGTCACTACTTCTCTTTTCTGTTCTGCGTGTTTCCTCTGCCCCCATAAATCCCCGCAAAAGGGCTTGCATTGGGTTCTCTGCTTGTGTTTTTGTTTTGCTGTATCTTGGCATTAGTTACCCCCTGATGTGTTCAGATAACTCAATAACGGTGCTATAGAACCCATTCCTGCGCCTGCGGTACTTGCCTGACCCCTTGCTGGGGCTGTTGCTCCTACTGAAGACGGTTGTGAGCCTGCTTTGTTTGCTAAAATATCGCTTAGCATTCCTCCTGCGCCTGCCATCCCTGAATTGTTAGGAGCAGCGGGCAAGCTATCTTCGTAAAACATTGGCAATAATGAACTAAAATTTTGCATCTGTGATTGGTTTGCGAAGCCTGCTAATCTATTCATATAATCCGATTTCGCACTAGAAGTAAGGTTAGTTTTCTGTATTCCTTGTTTAACGCCCAAGTCGGATATTTCCCCTGCTTGTTCAGCGGCCATTCTTGCCATCAATTCGCCCTCCGCAGGACTATCCTGAACGCCACGCCTTGCTGAAGATGCCTTAATTTGGTCATTTACTCCACCTTTTGTCGGTGAACCCCAATAATGCTGATTTATTTTGTTCTCGTAATTATCCCATATTTCGCCCCAGTCAGGTTGGATTGCCCCGTAATTAGGATCTGCACCCATCTTGTCAACTTCACCTTTGTATGCTTTGTATTCAGGCTGGCCTCGTTGCCAGTTCATCATTTCGTCAAGCATGTCGAACATAGTCTTTTCATCTTCTTTATCTCCTCCTGGACGCATAAAGCCACCAGGGTCAAACATATTAGCAGCTACAGATTTTCCGGTACTTCCGTAAGTATCTTTACCTGCATATCCTTGACCGCCAAACATTCCTCCTGGACCTCCACCTTCTTTAAAAGAACTCAGGGCTTGCATGTTTGAACTACCGGGCTGTGTTTGACTTCCTTGCCCTAACATACTTAATAAAGACATTATCATTTGTAACATTTATGCCTCCTCTTCTTCTAGTTCGCCTTCCTCAATTAACTGATCCTCGGCAATCTTTTCCATACGTTTCTTTATTTTATCTTGTCGCTTGAACTTCTTCCGTGCTTTTTCTTCTTTCTTTGATTCTTCTTCTAACATTTTCATGTTCAACTTAAACTTACCATTTTTAAAGGTGTAATACTCTGCCGTGTAGGTAAAGTCTAAATCCTTTAATTCGCCTTTAATAACCGCCTTATCTTTGGTCTTAGGGCATACTGCATCATCTTGTGAACTCAACGAGTACACGTGTCCTGTTTGCTTGTCGCTTAATACATAAACTTCTGCAAAAGCCATGTTTGAAACCAAAATAAATAATACTAATAAATAACGCATGTTTCTCCTTTATTGTTTTGGAATCCAGTAATATGTTGCTGTTGGTGCAACACCATTGCTTGATAACGTGCCTTTATAATAATCTCCTGATTTTACAGAAAAACTGAAACTATTTCTTCTTGTGCCTGTTGTTGCAACGTAAGTTGATGCTTGATACCAAGCACTACCATATCCCCTTATGGTAACGGGTGAACTAGCAGAATCAGTATATCCTGTTATTACGCCTCCTCCACCGTTCGTTTCTGCGTATATTGTTCCTACAAAAGTACCATCACTTGTTGCCTGATATGCAACGGCATTCGACTTTGAAGTATAATCGCCTAACCCTGAAGGTTCATTGTCGTTATTTATCAAGGTGATGTTTCCGTCAGTGTTATTGTAAAACGATCCTAACCTTAAATATTGTGTGATACTTGTCGGTGTGGTTGACGATTCAGAAATAGTAACCGAGAAAGTATCGGCTGAACTTGAGCCATAACCATATACATAATACGTTTTTGTTGAATCTTCGGTTCCTGTGTCAATCGAAGCCCATGTTACAGTTGTATCAGTTGTCATTTGCAGATATTCTCTGTCCGTTCCATTTGAATTAGATACGCATATCTCACCTTTTGTTACCGTAAAGGTTGACGCAGAAGCGTATTCTATCCGTGCCCCTCGCTTGTAGTTTGACAGTAAGCGCTCAGTCGCAGCACTCTCGTTTGAAATGTAAGTATCCAAATCTGACGGACTTCTTGCACCCGTGGGTTCAGTGTCGTAATGAGGTGTTACCGCCCATACGTTAAAACTAATCAATAACCCTAAAACAAAAATAAACCTTTTCATATTTCCCCCTTATTTATCCATTATTATTACTTGCGCAATAAAAGAAGCCAATTCATATTCATATACTTCATCGTCTACTGCCTCGTCTACGACATACAATAATCCATCTTCTTCTTTTATTCCTCTATAATCTGACGACCCTGTACTTAAAGCAAAGGTATATCTAAAAGTACCATCCATTGTATATTTATAAACCAACTGGTCGTGCAAATCAAAAACATAAAAATATCCTCCATTTGTTGTTATTCCATAAGAATCTGCGTTGTCTGCGTTTAACGAAATACTGGATTGATGAACTCCAGACATATTAAATACTTCTATAGTTGAACCACTTTCAGGGCAGAGCCAGATATAAGTACCATCTGTATCTATTCTGCCATACCCATAAGAGTCTACTGAAAAAGTAGAAACGTAAGTGCCGGTCATTCCTAGTTTTAAGATTACCGATAATAATCTTAAACCATCGTACGCAGAAGCACATACCCATATATTTGTTCCATCTGTGCAAACACCAACAGGCATAACAAAAAAATACGATCCTGTCGGAACAGAAAAATTGCTTTGGTATGTTCCTGCCATGTTATATTTGTATACTTTTACATCTACATCGTCTATTATCCACCAGAAACTACCATCTGTTGCTAAGTCTTGCGGATCCGCGTTCCCACTTGCAGTTGTATCAAAATGTGTGCCTGTATAAGTACCATCTGCTCCATATAAATTAAAACACGCCAATATTAAACATATGAATATAAGTTTTCTCATTCAAACACCAGTATTATATCTAGCCCTTTTGTTCCTGTGCCTGCTCCGTCAACATCTATTCTTATTCTATCGCCTGTTACGACATCATCGTTACTTGTATTTATTACTGGAGCAGTTGTTGCTGTATATGAACTAAATTCACTTGCGTCTATTGTTATATTGGTAGACAACATATCGCTCGTATCTGTCAAATTATGTATTTGGAAAGATGGTAAACCACTTGAAGAAACGGTATAAACACAAGCGTCAGCATCTGTTAAATCCATTCCAGTTAAGTCAGATGGAACAGTCCATAAAGCTAGACCATTGCCTGTTGCTAAAGCTATCGCACTATCTTGTGCTTTAATATAAACTATTTTCCCACCGAGGACACCAGATTTTAATGATGCGGTTACGGTAGAACCTGATGCACTGAAATTTATATCTCCTCCATCATTAAAATTAGGATCTGTTACGGAACTGCCATCTACAGAAACAGTTGTTGAAGCGTCTTCAACTTTATCAGTGGAGTCTTTTAGTCTTCTTAAATTATCGTTTAATATAGAAATACCATAATCGTCTAGCTCTGTTATTTCAGGGAAATCAGTTCCCCCAAAACATAGCGAACAACTAAACAATAAAACTATAAACAAACTAAACTTTCTCATCGTGTTGTTGTCTCCGCGGTTCCTGTTAAATACATCTTGTCAAAAACAAGAGGGATTAAATCATTGTTGTAAATAGTTACCTTTATCTGTCTACCACTAAACGCAAAGAACTCCTCAAATGTTGTGGTGTTATCGGTTAAATTAATATCAAACTCCTGAGATTGACCGAGTCTATTCTCAAAGGTTATTGTTAGAGTTCCACTTGTTCCTGTTTGGTACGTCCGTATCTTCTGTAAGTTCTTTACCATGTCAGGTGCGCCCATGTCTAACCATCCGCTAGCCCATGTCATAGGAACGGAAGTCTCTGAACTTGCTCCCTCACGGTTATATGTTATCTTTATTGCGTAGCCTGCACTTGTATACAGCGTTGGCGTATAAGTAAAATCAGTTGAAGACATTGTTATACGGTATTGCAGATATGTATTTGTCGATATTGCTGATATATCACTCCCTGTGGGATCTGTATATTCTCCTGACCAAGGGGCAATCAAACACGCTGCCGAAGTTGCCCCTGTTCTAATGGCAATAGTTACGTCACCGCCTGTTGCTGGAACAGTTTCATTCCAGTATATTTTATCAAAAGTATCAGCGGTTGTTGTCATAACCTGAGAGATATAAGTACCGCCACCATCTGGTCGGTCTATAATTACGTTAGGTAAATATGTTGCTATTGAATCTAAATCTGTTACGCTTGCATCTTTTGTCTGTAATTCTGCCAACCAACCGTCAATAGTACAATCCCATGCTAATTCTATTGTTGCGCTTTTTTCATCCCCTCCAGGTGCGCCTGTAGGTATATAACGCATATCATTCCAAGTACCTGTAAAGTCTGTATGTTTTCTATGAATAAGACCAACGTCACTATCGCCCATTGCATACACGGCACCTGTACTCGAAGAACCTGCGTAAACTACTTCATTATCGTCACCTGAGTTGAATACACACAATGAGTTAAAATCAACTAAATCTATTGAATAAGCGTCTGCCAAAATATCATAAACTAACATTCTATTGTTATACGTTCCCCCTGAGCTTTCCGAAGTGTAAACCATATAGTAGATATTGTTGCTATAAACAGCCCAACAGTTCACTAAATTAGAAGAAGATATATCAAGTATCTCTGGCGTTATGGCTTCTGATATTAGCTTAGAAGTCTGCCCTGTAAACCGATATAGCCCATCGTTGGATAAAGAAACAATACCAAGGTCTGGCACGTTTATTGCAGTGTATGGCGCACGGCAACCCATAGTTGAAGAAAAAGGGTCTGATAATTCCCAATCTGTTGACGGTGTATCTCCATCTGTGAAGTAAAACTGCGTTGAATTATCTTTACCTACACATAATTTACCAAGAAAATTCATAATAAAAGTAACACTATCGCCATCGTTTAATCGTACATCTACACAATTCAAAACAGGGAAATAATCGTGACTGCCTGAATCGCTGTAATATATCCTTGAAAAATAACTGTCGGTCGGATTACAAGCTAAGAACAACCTGTTGTTATGTATAACGCTATATCTAGCCTTTGGCGGTGCCATTGTTGTAGTAGGGCTCAATGTTGCCCCTAATGCCCCGTCTGCGTCACTGTCTGTTAATACCACGGCAGAATTGTTAGCTATTGTTCCGTTTGTTAAAAGTTTATATGTTGACCCACCTGTTTCTGTCCTGTATATCTTCCGTCCTGTTACCGTTTCGCCCAAATAAGAATCGGGCCCTATTGGTATCATGCTCAAATCTATATCATTATCGACCACTGTTATTGAGTTTGATGGCGTTCCCAAAGACACTTCATAGCTTGTTGTGTAAAAGGTCACTTTATAAAGATAGGTACCATCGGGCCCTGCGCCCTCGCCTGCGTCCTCAGCAAAACATGTACCCAAATATGTGGCATCGGTTAAATTTGTTTTAATCGGTTGATTGTACCCATCTGAGAATATAGCTAAATTATGCCATGTTAAAGAACTAAATTTATGATCGCTTGACGTTAAATCTAATATACTTGTGAATGTACCTGCACTATCACTGCCAACCTCAAGCTCATTTCCGTGCGTTACAAGCAATCCTTTAGTGCTATCGTTAAGATATAGCCTGTGCATACCAGTAATGGCTTCTGAGGCATCGGCTGAGCCAAATAAGAGGAACTGTTCACGCTTTGCCAAAGCTGTTAGGACTTCGTTGTAACGAATGTTCTCTGCAACTGTGGCATAGTTTTTTGGTAATGATATTTCAGACGACTTTGTGTCTAGTCCACCACTGAAATTATCAAGTGCAAAAGACCAAGGTTCATCGACCGCATATAAAGGCGTGTTTAGAATAAACAAAAAACCTAGGGCAAGACATATTTTACGGACGAAACTGTATAGTCGCATGTGACCCCTTCTTTATTTTCTTCCTAGCTTTCTGTTTATACGCTTCATATTCGCCTTGTGCTGTTATTGCATCTTGAGGTTTGAACTTAGCTTTCTTTGCTCGCATTGCAAGATATAAAACTAAGGCATAAGAATAACCTGACAAATAGCCCCTATTATTAAACGGACTTTCGGTGTCATTGTTAAAATCTGTTGGTAACAAAGTGCAATCAATGTCTATAGTTAAAGCACTAAGGCAAGGACGCTCAAAGATTATCTCGCTTCCTCTGCGGAAATACTTCCTTGGTGTTCCACTTGAATTGGATCTCCACGAACGGGTCTTTTGGTCTAACTCTGCTTTTGTAACAAAGTCTAGTCTGTCGTCATCAAACGCCACGCCCCCACCTGGGTACTCGTCAATGTCAATAAAGTTCTCTATATATGCGTCAGAATCACTGTCGTCTACGTCATAAGTGTCTATATCAGCGGTAGCAGCAAAAGAATGAGAACCTGTTATACAACCTGTATCTCTGCTAAAATCAACGTTTCCTTCAACAAGCCAAGAATAAGCTGTAACGTCAGTAACAACAAACGCTGAAATATCTGGATTCTCTGCTCTAAACATTGCTAGTATTTCTATCCTATTCATTTTATCCCCTCTTTAAATCCCTCGTCTCTTAATTCATTCATATAAATACATATCTTTGGCGTATCCATTATTTCAATCTCGCTATCTATTATCACTAAAAACACGTTCAACACGGAAACGATTTCAACTATCTCTTTGCCTCGCTTAAACACTAAGCAAGTAAACATTCTCACCCCGTCAACGTTTTAGTCACCCACCCTATAATGGCGAAGACTGTGCCTATTATCCAAACACCTGTCGTCCTAAAGGCTGTATTCTTCTTTATCTCATCTATTCGACCAACCCCACTTTCAATATGGTCAGAAAACTTTTTATCCAATCTAATCCTGTGGTCTTTTTCAGATTGTTGGATAGTCTTAATCTCAACAACTACTTCTTTTATAGAGTTTAAAGTATGACCGTTTTGCTCATGTAATCCAAACAAGGCTGTCGTCTGTTTCTTTAACTCAACTATAGACTGTTCGTTTAAAGCTCCTTGAATACAATTCTCAGGCATTATAAGACTTCCTTCTTGCGTTAGACCGTTTATCTTTTGCGCTACTACTCGACTTCTGCGACTTGCGTAAGGCTTTTAATACTTTCAGTCGTGCTTTCTTCGGCATAAGTTTGTCCATTGATTATCTCCTGTATAAACTGCTTCTCTTCTTTGTACTGCTCAGGGTCTTGATGATTGGCTACAAACCAACCCAATATAATTAAAGCGATTATCGAACCAAATAATACTATCTTTAAATAAACCTTATTCTTATGTTCTGGTAACGTCATTCAATCCCCACAAATTTAATGTCAGTCTTTATTTTAGTAATCTCAAGCTCATCACACATATCTTTGCGAGCTACCCATAAGGCAATCTCGTCATTAAACACGTCAATTTTGGTATTAATAACAGCCTTCCGTGCTAACAACTTTGAGACTTTATTATTAATAGAGTTTCTTCTGCCACCCTCTACATTTTTTTCAGCCCTTAATTCCGCAATCTTTACCACTATTTCTGCCTTAGTGTATGGTACTGCATTTACAACCAAGTTATTATCAACCTTCTCGTAAGTCTCTGCCTGTGCTGTATACGCCCACGTCAAGCCTAAAACCGCTACTAACACTAATAATCCTTTTTTCATTTCTTCCTACCTTGGTTTCTACCGCCACGAGGTTTTGAATCGCCTTTTCTTCCTACTCTTGGTGAACCTCCACATGAACCCTTTTTACTGCCTGCCATGATTGCCTCCTTATTAAGTTGCTTCGCCTAAACTATTTGCAACGTAAGTAATAACTGCACCCTCAACAACAAATTCCCCTGTTATTTCTACTGAAGTTGCTGCTATTCTTCTAATTCTAATGCCAACTGGGTCGCCTGCTGTGGCTGCGATAGTTGAAGTATCTAAAGTGAAACAAACTATAAATGATGTATACTGTGAGGCTGTTCCTGTGTCTGTTTCTGTTGTATAATCATTTGTAGTAACTGCAACTACTTCATTAGTGACGGGGTCATAAGTTTCTACTGAGCATTGGAAATTAAACTTCTTACCTGTATTTGCTGTATCTAACCAACCAGCAATACAAAAAGTAGGGTTAGTTGAGCCATCCCAATCAAGAGGTATACAACTACATGCATATAGTTCTTCATTGTCAGTATTATAAACTGGTAAACTCCACCCAAAGAAAACCCCTCTACTAACTAATGTTGGCTTGCCCTGTCCTGTTATTCTAGCATAGTTAAAATTGAATGTTTTGCTTTTAGTTACCTTGGCTGTTCCGAGCATGGTTTGTCGTCCAACCGCAGACCAAGTAGTATTATTTGTAGCATCATCACCAACTGACATTGTTCCTATAACTTCTAAGTCTTGGTCTGGCGCAGTCGTTCCTATTCCTACTTTGCCACTAACATCTACACTTCCTGTTACGGTTAGTTCGTTGTTTACATCACTTGCTGACGTTATCCCTATGCCTACATTACCACCACTATATAAATCTTCTTCTAGTCCTAAGTTGCCTGCAACCTTTAACGAACCGTCGTCTGTTGCGGCTGTTATAAAAGATGAACGTAATGCCGTTCCTGCTTTTGGTATTGAAAATCCATCTGTTAAGTCTACATATCCAGCAGACTTATCGTCTTCTGTTCCTGAACCTGAGTTGTATAAAAAATCTAAATCTGTATCAGATAATACTATACTAAACAAGCGAGTGTCATCTATTAAACCATCATGGTAAAAGTTTGAATTATAATCATTATGCCCAATATAAGCATCTTGAGTGAATGACGTTCCTAGACTTGACGAGATAGTTCCTGAATAAGTCAACGTCTTTTCAACTCTATTAATATAACATTTTAATTTATCTGCGTTTGTTGCCCCAACTCCGTTATAAACTATTTGTAGGCAATACCATGTCCCTGCACTAACCGTACTTGCAAAATTTGGGATATAACCATATGTTCCAGTACCACCGCTTACTCTTAAAAACAAATAATCCAAATCAGTATTGTAATTAAGATATAGCCCCCTGTTCGAATTGAGGCGCATGAAGAATACACCTGTACCGCCAAAAGCATCCCAATTAATCCATGTATGATAAGTAAAGGTTGTCAAACTGTTTAACGCACTTATATTTCCTACAGTAATCCCATCACTAGTTCCGTTAAAGTGAACCGCATTATTTATTTTCCCCACTTCTGACGTTAAGCTCGTATTCCTTGCGGCTGTTCCATTATAATCCCCTTCTGTATCAATTATATTGGTCGTTTCTAAATTATCGTTTAATTTATAATGCAATATCTTGTCACTATCTGTCCAAGCAGCACCTGCCCCCGCATCAGTAACAGCAACGTCATCTGTCTTTACTTCGCCGAAAGCGTCTAATATAATATCACCACTTGTTGTGGTGCTTAATGTTAAATCAGAACTTGCTCTTGTTATTGTTGTTACTGAATTAAGTATCGGCTCTAAGTCTACTGTACTCGCTGGGCTTCCGCTTATATCTATATCATTGCCTGCTATTGGGAGTTCGTTGGTAATTGAACCATCTACCTCTGTAGCGTCAAATGTAATCGTATCTGCTGATTCTGTTATGTTCATTATTCCTGTATCGGCAAATGTTATCGACAATCCAGCCGTAACCTCTGCATCGGGAGTTGTAATAGTGTTGATTTCATTGGTAACAGATCCGTCTACTTCTGTTATATCTGCAGTGACCGTTGAGGTAGAAACAGAAAAAGCAACTGTGGCTGTGTCCGTAAAATCGGGGTCTGTAACCTCTGCTGTGTTTACATAAATAGATGAACCCCCTCCGCCGCCTGTTATTTCATATGCTGCACCATCTTTTGAAATCATCTGTTCTTTAGTTGTTCTATTGTAATATTGCCTTGACTTACCTGTTTTTGATACTGGAGGTGCTGAAGTTTTACCTCTAAAATCCTGTATTATTACCTCATCAACACAAACCCCACCAACGCGCGATTCACAATCCTTAGCCATTGAGGTATTTGTGATAAATAATAGTAATATAAACGCTATACATTTACGCATTGCTTGTTAATTCCTTTAGTTCGTTTTCAATCCCTAGTTCATGTTCCTTTTTTATTGTCCGTAATTCTCGTATCTTTACTTCCTGTTCTCTAACACTTAGCGATTCTTTCATTGCAAGGTAAGATTTCTCTTGTTGTTTTGCTTGGCTTAAAGCATCTCTTAAAGTATCTCTTAATTTCTCTACCTCTTCAGCATCTTTTAGAACCTCACATTCGCTACTTACTAAAGAAGCCTTTTGACCTTTAATCTCAGTCTTCAGCACGTTTAGCTCTTCTATTTCTTCTTCCTTTTTCTGTATAATTAAAGCCGTCTTGTCGGCTAGCTCACTCAATTCAGCTTTCTTTTCTTCTATTCTTGCTTTTTGGTTGTTTAATTCCTTTATGACTTCTAGTTTTTCAACCTCTAAACCGTCTAAATCTTTAATCTTTTCCGAATAAGCAATCTTTTCTGCGGTTGTTTGGTTTATAATGTCTGCCAATCCTCGTTGTTCGTCCTTAAACGTTGATTTATCTTCTACAAGTTTATCTGTTTTCTTCTTAATTTCAGCTAATTTATCGTCTACATCCTTTCTTTCTTTCAAAACTTCGTCCAATTGAACCTTTACATCAGCCATTTGTGAACTAATCTCTGTTAATTGTTCTGCTTTATCTTGCATAAGACCATTAATCTCTTGAATTAAGGCTTTCTTTGCGTCTTTCTTTATGGTCATTTCCTCATCCAACGCTGTATTCTTCTTACGCAAAGCAATATTTTCATTAAAAACATGTTTATTCTCAGTTTCTAACTCAACGTTTTTTTGTTTTAATATTTTACCTTTTTCTATTTCCTTTTGAAGTTCCTCTACGTTCATGTCAGCCCCCTAATTTTGATATATTTCAGTCGTTTTAACGTGATAGGTCACGGTTCCTGTTGCATTTGCCTGTGTGCAAGCTAGTAACAACTTATCGTCCATCTGAAAATCACACTTGCCTTGTGGTCTAAACGATGCGCTATCCTCTGCAATAAAATCACCCTCGTCAAGACTATAATTTGTGCCGTCTGCTGTCTGTTTAACAATCGTATACGCCTCTGTGATGTTCCCATCAATAGAAAATAAAACCTCCGATAAACTCCGAGGTCTTGTCATTGTTATAGAAACACTCAAAGCACCTGCTGATAAATCTTGTGAGCCTGTTATGTCAGGTCTTATTGGGCCTTGATACATTATAAATCATATCCTTGTACTGTAACGCTTCCGTCTGAGTTCGCTGCTCCACCTATACAATAAACTGCAAGCCAACCACCGGCAGGGCATACTATAGGCTGTGGAAACGGTCTGTTTTGCGTTCCTAGAACGTTTGTAAATACTATCTGGTCTAATACTCTAAATCCGTCACCTGCGTCTAAACAATCCGCATCGTCTGGATACCAACGCAAATCATAAATCAATGTTCCTGTTGTAGACGTACAGCTTGCTCTCCAACCTGTAATATAAGATTTCTTTGTTCCGTTAAAATGCTGAACCGCTGTTCCCTCAAGTGATCCTATTGGAATCGAAATAATAAGTGCGTCACCTGTTTTCTTTCTAACTGTTATTGCACCTGCACACTCAGTATCAACTTCTACTTGGTCAATGTATCTAAATGTCGTAGATGATGTAACTACGGTCGTGCCTGCGGTTGTGTCTAAAGCAATATCTTCTGAAACTCTTTTGCCTGAACTGTTGATACCTGAGATTGTAACTGTTTGCGTAATATCTGCTGCGTCTGCGCTTAATACTTCAACCGCTTCTTCGCCTGCTAACTGTGCATAAGTTGTGTCTAGTTCTGTTATAAGCTCATAAGCAGCGTCTATATCATCGTCTAACCCGAATACCGTCCATCCTGTCGCCTCTTTATGTCTGTTATGCTCATACACTGCGGTTACGTCTGCAAACGCTACCCCTGAAACCATTGCCATTACTAAAAATATCCCTAATAACTTTTTCATTTCGTCCTCCGTTTAATTACTGAATCTATGTAAATGTAATCCTTTAAAAAAATAATGTAAAAAAACACGGTGGGGTATATTTCAACCCCACCAAGCATCAGCTCAAATTGTCTGATAAATCCATAAATGAAATTAATAGCCAATCTGTACCGTTGTAAATCCAAGATGTTAAATCACCATCTGCTGTTGTTAAATCTGTACTTCCACCAATCAGTCCAGTTGTTGTTACGTCATATACAATAGCACCTGCTGACTCTATTACTATAATCTGACCTGCTACGATACCAGCTCCATCGAAGTCTGTTAAGGTTGCGCCAGTTGTATTAGTAATAAAATATGAACCATCTGAAACGTCAGGAGTTAAATCAGAATCAGTAAAAGTTTGCACTGTTCCTATGTCTAAAGCTCCTTCAACTATCAGATTACCACTTGTTGTAACGTCAGTATTCTCATCAATAGCCATTGCCTGAGTTGTTCCCAACGCACTTCCAACACCGATAACCAAGTCATCTGCTGTGTCGTCAAGTCCTATATGAAAGTCTTGAGTATTACCGTCAAACTCAACTTTTGTATCTTCGGCACCTGCATCACCAATCATAATTGATGGTAGCGCACCTGATAACAAAATGCTTGAACCGTCTGCGTCAAAACGAACACGCTCAGTTAAGGTACCGTTGACATCTTGTGTAAACACAAAATCAGTGTCATTAGTTGCCCTAGCTGCTGTTGTTTGAACTATGTCAATACTGGCATGTTGTTCTGAACCTGTTGCATCTTCAGGCTCAAACGATATTCCCATACCTGAATTGTCTGTTGCTGTTCCTGTAGCAATCACCAATTTTAAAACATCTACAACCGCATTTGTCTCAGTTGTGTTTGCTGTAAATTGTAAAGCATCACTAGTTGTTGCTGAAGAATTAGCGACTACTCTAAGCGTTTCTGCTACTGTACCTGCTGTTGTTTGCGACAAGATAACGTCACAATCTTCAACACCAGTAGACGAATCTACCAACGTGAAGTCAACAGACGCTTGCTGAACAGGTGTTCCGCTATCCTCTTGTTCTAAGATAATTGAGATACCAGCACCAAAATCGTCTGTTGCTGTATCTGCCGTATTATCAAGTGTCAATTCTAGCATGTCGATTACAGCATTAGTCTCAACAGTCCACGAATCAAGTTCATGCACCGTACCCAATGTTGTACTTACGTCTGTGTCTATTGTATAAACATCACGCATTGTACCCGCTTGATTTAGCTTTATTACTAGGTCAGCTTCTTCTGCTGCATCAGTAACGTCAGAAAGAGCAACATCTATCGAACCTTGTTCCTCAATTCCACCTTCGTCATCAACCTGAAATACAAGTCCTGTTCCAACCCCTGATGCTGCCGTACCACCGTCATGTGTCAGTTTAGCTACGTCTACAACCGAAGCTGTATTTGAGTCTGTTATAACCTGATTTATATAACTAGTAGTAGTTAAAATCCCTGTTTTCGCCAAAGTCATAATTGTAGCCAACGTATCGGCTGAATCAGTATCACTTTGGAAAAGCAAAGAGTTTGTTGCACCATCATGTACTATAGCTGCTCTATCTCCTGCGTCTGCGTCTGCATCAGCAGTTAATAAAAGAGTAGCATCTCCATTGGTAGCATATGGGCTATAAACCTCTAAAACCATGTCTAAATCGTTTGACGCAACCCTTACTGTATCGTCTGTGGCATTAGAAATAACCTCGGCTTCAGTTAAGCTAACTGTACCGTCAAGGATTAATGTACCACCGTCAGATACAAATGTATGATCTGTAACGTCTGCCGATCCATAATCAATGTCAACTGCTCCCTCTCCGTCAAGACCGTTCGTGACAGTTAGAGCTGGTGTCGCTGAGTTTGGAATATTGAAACACTCTGCTGTTCCCAACGCTGAACCTCTACTAAAACTAAAAGTGTCGCCTGAATCATCATAACCAAAAGAAAAGTCGATGGCATCCCCATCTAAAACTATTGTCTTGTCATAACTATTCACGCCGTCACCAATAGTGATTGTTGTTGCATTTGTGTCGTCTACTATTGCTAGGCGAACATCCGTTCCTACCGTTGAACCATAACCTATGACTAAGTCATCGGCTGAATCGTCCAATCCCATGTAGAAATCGTCTGCGTTACCATCCCAAATAGTTACGACATCTGTTGCTACTGCACCGCCGCGAGTTATATCTCCGTCATCATGGAGTTTTAACTTTGAACCGGCATCTGTTGTTGCTGTATACCCATCATAGTCTGTCATTGGCGATACAACTGAACCCCAAGATGACTTTTTCTCGCCACCTAATGTTAGACCGCCACTCAATACTAAATCATCAAGATTAGTTTCTGCATAGGCTCCGTTTAATACTAAAGCCATAAACAGAACCATTAATAAACATATTTTTCTCATGTTAAATCCTCCTTAGCGCTTTGTTTCGGGTTATAGACTTTTTGTCCGATTATTTGTTTACATTCTTTTACTTTTGTGCCTTGATATAAAGATTTACACAAAGAAGAACAAAAAAGTTTATCCCCCTCTTTTCATCCAATTTGGATAAGTAATATAAAGCTTGTTACAATGCGGACAATTTCTTTTCATAACCCTCTCAATAGCAATGACTTATGCGCCGGTAGAGGCCAAGCCGAAGCGCCAGTTTGTATATCCACAATCAAACAACATACGACCCTTAAAGATGTATAACTCAAGGTTATTATCAATGTAGTTAGTAAAGTTTGGTTTCTGTGAATAGATAAGTTTTAACATATCTTGCTTAGGATATATCATATACCATCCAGTAGTTGTACCTGTGTACCCACCAGAAGACATTGACAAGTATCTCCAATTCATCGGACTATACATACCAGCAAAACGGTTAATATCTCTATTAGCCGTACCTGGTCTTTCATCTGCTCTACCTTCCAATACTCTTGATACCGCACCATTCAAAGCATATGGGTGAAGTATGATTGGATTTTCGCCAGCTTCAATAGGAAGATTATCTTCTCCCACATATTCTGCTGCTAATTGAGTTTCTGCTGCTTCTAAAGCATCATGAGAAAAAGCACCTGATAACAAGTTATCAAAAGTTGTTGATGTTTCTTCTGAGTTCTGTGGATGATCAGTGTCAAAACCATACTGTCCGTCTGGCCCTGCAACACTAAACGCATCTAACAAAACACCTGAAGTTTCACGCTCAACACGCGCTCTTGCTCCTCTACCCATTTTTTCTGCCTGAGTTGCTCTCTTTAAGATTGCATACTCATCTTGGTCAACAGCTTCATAAGTGATAGGAATGTCTTGGCGATATTTGACCTGAGTAAACGTCTTGTTATACCCTTCAACCATATCTACAAAGTTTCCGCCTTCGCCTTCTTGTGCTGTATCCCACATACCTGTTCCAGAAATTTCAGATGTCTTATATTCCTTAGTCTTATCAGTGATCTCTTGGAACATACCCATCTTAGTACACACTTGTGGAACTTCTGCGTAACCCCTATAAAGTCTTTCGTCAAAAATAGGAGTGAACGAATCTGCATGATTTGCTCTATTATTCATCTCTACACCTCCTATTATGCTATATTACAAGATATGAACCTTCCGATTCCATATCCGTAAGTGGCTACTGCCACTGCTTCTGTTGAAGCATCTATTGACAAAATTTTGAACCCATAACCAACAGGTGTAACATCTGAAATGTCAATACCGTCTGCTGTTTCTAAATCTACTAACAAACCAACTGCTGCTTGCGTAATTACCGCGTCATTCTCTACTGGAACGCTAAAACGTAATCCTGCTGTTGGCGGTATAACTTGGATATATAAATCCCCTGCTGAACCAGCAGAGTTATCTACTGTTTCTGTGGCTATACCTGCAAAACCCTTAGTGAATAACGATAATCCAGCCGCATAACCTGTGTTAGCTGCCGTGTCAACCGCATCACCTTTGGTGATTGTTGTAGCTGCCGCAACTGGATAACGGTCAAAACCATCACCATCTACCTTGCTTATACAATCGAAACCTGTTAAATATCTCATCTTTCCCCCAAAGTTTTATAATCCATCTGCCGGCCCACTATACGGAACAGGTATTTTTATGTCAGAAGGTATATCATAAGGATTTCTAGGGGCACTAACCTTGTTGCTCCAAGGGTAGCCTTGCCATTCACAATCAGGGCACTGTGAAGGCTTGTCGTCTTTTAAAAAAAGAATTGTAGACTTACAACGACCGCATACACGTTCATCATATTTATATTCTGCATTTCTTCTTCTATCCAAAATTACCCTCCGTTACTTTCCTTTTGTTGCCGTTTTAAGGCTTTAATATAATCTTCGTCACTCATACCTGCCATCTTAGCGGCCTTTTTTTGGTCATCTGTTAATGTAAAATTCTTGTTCGGTTTCCCGTTTACGTCTGATCCTGTACCCTCGTCAATATTCTTTTGACGGTTCTTTTCTCTTGTCGCTCCTTCCTGACGCAATGCTTCCTTGTCTTCACTAGACAATTCCTTAGAAGACTTCTTTCCTTGACGCTCTTTATAGTCCTTAACTAACAAAGATAATCCACCTTTGACATACCGTTGTTCATTCTCGTCCTGTAATTCCTTAAAAATAGGGAACTCAGAACGTAAGATCTCAAGTACCTCTTTAGCTTCTTTACCGTCTTTTGCTAACTCAACACTACGAGCTATAAAATCTAAATCTTTATTCTCACTCGCAACCCTTTTATTTTCAACCTGACGCTGTTGTTTAGCCTCTTCATCATCGTCTGATGTTAGACTTGACATTTCCTTGTCAAAAAGCTCTTTAGTCTCTTTCTGGTACCTTAACTTGCGGTCAAGCATCCAATCTTGAGCGTCTACAGGGTCATCTATCAACCACTGTTCCAAATCATCCTTTGACATTTCCCTACGGTCAGCTAAATCTTTACCCTTATCTGCCTCTAAATACTCGGCTCTACGGCTTATAAGAATCTTTTTAACATTAGCTTCGGCAGTTTCCTCAGGAGGATTGAACTTGTCTTCAATAGACTTATCCTGTTTCTCAACCTTTTCTTTAAGTTCAGCAAGCTCACCTTTTAAAGTGTCTGCTTCAGCGCGGTCTTTTAGGCGTAACTTAGTTGCTTTGGCAAACATAGCATTGATTTTCTCTTTTCCTTCAGGGGTGTTAATATCCTCATCCTTTAAAGAACCGAGTTCATCTTCTAATTCGCCTAACTCTTCGCTACCTTTACCGTCTTCCTGTTCTTCATCGGTCTTTTCCCCTTCATCGTCATCGCCTTGATTAGTTTTTTTATCGGCTTGCTCATCCGACTCCTCACTACCATTGGTCTTTTTTGCATCAGCTTCCTTTTCAGTGTCACTCTTTGACTCTTCCTTTTCCGCTGTCATGCGAGCTATTTCCTTTTCGGCAATATCAATTACTGGGTCTGTTTCCGTTTCTGTAAACATGCGTACGCTCCTTATTCAGATAGTTTTTTAGGGAAAACAAACAAACCCTTGGATTGTTATTATTCTGCGTCCATTATCAACTTGATAATGTCATCTTTTTTTGCATTAGCTAAGACTTCTATACCTTCGTCTTTTGCTATTTCTTTCAACTGAGCAACTGTCTTATTGCTAAGATTGTCACTATCGTCTGCGTCAACTGGTGTTTCGTCAGGCGCATCTGGAGTCCTTTTTTCTCCTCTATCGTCAACGATTTCATCAATGGCTTCATCCCGTGCTTTTGAAATTTCTTCTTCAACTTCGAGCTGAGCTTCTTTCTTAATCTTAGCCGTTGCATCTTTAACTTTCACTGCAACCAACTTCGCTATTTTTCTGTCCTTTACAAACTGAGCCTTTGGCTTAGTTATGTTTGACGGATCAAAAGGAACCACATCTGTAGCTTTCACACCTTTCATCTTGTTTGTTGTAATACCTGGTTTACGTTTAGCGAGCTTTTTTAAATACTCCTTACGTCCTGGTACTGCACTTGCTTCTGTTTCAGTCATCTTGTACCTCTCCTTTGTTAAAATCCTTTATCCTTGCCTTTGCAAGTTTGACTAATTTTGTATATTCATCCATCTTTGCCAAGGTTTGCCCTGCTTTTGTGAAATTCTCCTCCCTTAAACATTTGTTGACAATCTTTTGTAAATCTTTTTGGCGTTCCTTAATCAAATCTATAAACACAAACCACCCATTAGTGGTTATTATTTCATCCCATGCTGACTTCTCTAAGATTCTGCTCTCTGCTTTCGATAAGTCTTCCATTATTGATTACCCCCGTCTGGCATTAGTTGAGCGTTCGGTTGTGCCTCTTGAGCCCCCATAAGACCTGCCTGTGGCGGTTGTCCTCCACCTTGCGTTGGTTCTATTGGTACACCACTTGTCAATGTCTGTGTGGCCATTTGCTCGGCTATCTGCTTTTCTTGTGATTGTTTCATAAATTCCATCATATACATCTGCGTCAAGAACCTGTGGTTATCCCAATTTGGTAGATACTCTTCGTCTATCTCATGGCGTGATTCCTGTTCTTGTCTTTCGTGGCCTTGTGCATGTTGGATAATCATTGGTGTGCCACGTTCAGGTGGGTCTATTTGCTCACCCTGTTTGATTCTAATTAACTCGTTGTCTATTTCGTCACTTCTACCATCTGCATTAGGTGGCTCTGGTGGTAAATATTGTTCAGGGTTATCCATACCTATTGCTTGATATAAATCTCTAAGCTGTTTCCAACTACCTTTAGGGTTGAGTTCTGGACTCATCCACATAGAAGCCTGTGTATTTTGGAAAGCCCATATTTTAATCTCTTTATCCAACGTCTTTGAACCTGCTGTGACGTTTGGTGTCTGTGCTAGGTCATAGTTACCGCGTATAGAATTGATAGAAAAGTTCTTTATTAGCTCACTTCCGTCTTTTCCAAGCACTCTTTTGCCTAAATCTGGTGGTGCCCAATCTTGGTACATCCTTATTCTACGGTTTAATGCTCCCGATATACAACCCTGAGCCCGCTTAACCCATAAACTAAACCTGTTCTCGGACTTTTCTGATACGATATTATCTCTTGTTGCGGTTGCGCCCTTGCTACTTGATGTTAAAAAGTAAGCTGCCGCACCAGTTTTCTTCTCCAATATCTCAAATAAGAGGTTTACCATCTGGTAACTCCACGCATTTGAGCGTTGATTATTAGGGAAATATACGTTCTGTGATGGGTTTTCGGAAGGGTACAACCTGCCAGGTCTAAGCCTTTGCTCGCCTTTTAGGTACTCGTCATCTGGATTGTAGAACCCATAAGGACAGTTCTCTACTGTCTGATAATCTACTGTTTGGTCAAATACATTGTTGATTGCGTTGGTTTCAGGTGCAACTAATTGAGCAAGTCCTTTACCTTTCAACTGACCTGGTATGCGGATAAATCCTTGGTCGTCAAATGGTCGCTCTCCTGATCTTGTAACCTTTCTCAATGGTTTACCCGCTAGAAAAGTTTCGCTTTCAGGGTCAATAGTTAGCCTGTATTCTTCTGTTATCTTCTTTTTGGTTTTTTTCTTACCGTCTGTAATATCAATAGTTCTAGTCAATGGCCCGTACCATTCGTATAAGTCTACAGGTTGTAACCTTACATCTAAATCACTTATGTCAACTTCAGTAACACCTAAGGCATCTTCTCGTTCTGCCTGTTGTCCTTCGCCCTTCTTTGCTCTTGGTTTAACTCTACCATTTAATGCTTTCTTGTATGTATCATCTATGTTGGTGAATATTCCTCGTTCGCCTTTATCAATTATTGTTCCACCTAGCAAATGTATTCTGTGAACAAACTGTGGAACGCTTTGTAAATCTTTACCAAATTTAGGTGCAATTATATCTTCAAGGTTCGCAATGTTCTCTGTGATAGGTTTTTCAAAACGTACCTCTTCGGTCTTTATCTCGTACCCTTTAAAGTCGCCGAACTTCTTACCAATGGACTCTATGCCATCACTTAACGCACCATACTTGGGAACTCTTTTGTCTACCCATTGATACCATACTTTCCAATATGTTTTCAGTACAGCATAACCACCAACAATATAATTGTGGAGAAAATCGTCTATCTCGTTTTGTATTTCTCTTTCGTGTGAGGTTACATCCCACTTAGCAAACTTCTCTAAATTCTCTTTGTTTTTAACGTCATTCTCTTCTGTTGGTACAAAATAAATACTGTTAGGATTTAGACATGTTGACAATAATGTTGCTTGGTAAGTATCACAAACGGCCCCACACATGCCAAGGTTACGGTCGGATTGACCCTTGTCTTTGTCGAGGTTTTCGATTTCTGAAGGTGGTGCGCCATTATATAACTTGACATTCATTGCCTGCTGTTTTAGCCAATCAGCATTCTCGTTTTTGTTGTTCTCTGCACAAAGCAAAACCATATTAACGATTTCTTTTTGCTCTTCTGTACTGAAGTTATCTGTTTCTAATTCTAAATCTAAACGTTGGGAATCTTTGTCTTTGTCGCTGACGGGATTTAATTTGCTCAAGCTAACCTCCACAATAAAAAAAGCGATAACCTGATGTTTAGTCAAGTTACCGCTTTACATATGTAGTGGTCGGTCACTTTAGTTTATAATTTTTCTGTTGCTGTAACCTTTATCTTTTCAGTAATGCTGTGCTCATATACATTCAGTTCTATCTTACCGAACCTATGTTGCTCTATTTTACTTCTTAGTTTAATTATAATCTTTTTTTCTTTTTCTGTCAAGTGTAAACACACATTTAAAACCTTTTTTTACCGAATTTACCTTTTGCCTTTCCCCCATTATCCCCTACATGTGGCGTAAACTTCTTATTGTTGTTTGCTACATACCTTCTTGCTATCTCATTGGTGATGAAGAAATCAAGGTCTGTCTTAGCAATACATATGTCTAAATGTGGTGCGTTTTGATTAACCATTGTTATTATCTTTTTGGTTTTCGGGTCTAGCACGCTACACGCTACAATGAATGATCTGTCTATAAACCTGTCTGGTTCCGCTAAAAACGCTTCTTTCTTAGCTTCAGCAATCTCTTCTGGTGTTGGTTCTGGTATCTTTTCGTCATTGTTACTCATTTTTCCCCCTTAAAGTCTTTAACCGTGCAACGGTAAGGATTTGAACAATTATAATTCTTTGTTAAATACCACATTTCCTCTGAACCGTCAAATATTAACGTTGTCGAACCCTTAACCGTACCTAGTATTAATTCAGGACATTCATAAACATACATAATGTCTATTATTTCTGCCCCTACGTCTATCCAATCTAATTCTTTTTCTTCTCTTTCGCCTACTCCTTTCCAATATATTCTACTGCCTTCGCTTCTAAATTCATATGATGAAAAAGAAGGTGCTTGGATATGTTCACCTATTATTATACCCAAATCCTCTGTTTCTATTGATTCCAGAAAATTATCTGACCGTGCCGCAAAAGCCGTGCTTGTTAAAGCGACTACCGCTAACATAAGAATTATGGTCTTCATTTCTCCACCACCGCCAATACATCACGTTCATCAAGAATCTTGTAGTCTTTACAGTCCTCTACAAAATCATTACCGTGATATTTTACGAAATAGACGGTGTCACCTACCTTAAAGGGTATGGCGAAATAAGCGTCAATGCCACCTTCTTTCTCATCTTCGCTGATATTCTCATCCCTTCGCCCTGTACCAACCGCTACAACTACGCCCTTGGTCATCTTCTTGCCTTCGTCACCTTCGGAACCTGGCACGATAAACCCACCGTCACGCACTTCGTCCTTCGCATCAATCCTTTCTACAATAACCCTGTCTCCTAATGGCTTAATGTTCATTCTTTGTCTTCCTCCTCTTCCTCACAAATTACACATTCTGTTGTCAACAACAACCCTGCTATACTTGAAGCGTTCTGTAATGTCAAACGAACTACCTTGGTCGGGTCGATAACACCATCTTCATACATATCAACATATTTACCTGTTGATGCGTTGAAACCATTGTTGTTAGCTAGATTCTTCGCTTCATAAATTCCATCTGTGCCAATCCCTATGTTACCGCATGAAGATTTTAATAGCTCTTTAATTACCATGCTACCTTCTTCGCCCGCATTCGAACATATTTGACGAATAGGAGCTTCGCAGGCTTTAGATATTATTTGCATACCTATCTTTTCGTCTTCGTCAATCATATCGTCAAAAACAAACTTCCCTATATCTAACATTTTCTTTGCCCTCAACAAAGCACAACCACCACCGGGTACGATGCCCTCTTCAACTGCAGCTCTTGTTGCACAAACCGCATCATCAATTCTCATTTTCTTTTCTTCCGCTTCAACCTCAGTGCTTGCACCAACATAAATAACCGCTATCCCACCAACCATTCTAGCTAGTCTAGCCTTTAGGAATAGCTTATCTATACCCTCATCCTCAGATGTTAGCTGTTCTTTAATCTGGTCAATCCGTGCTTGGATGGCTACCTTATCGCCCCCACCCTGCATAACAGTACAGTCCTTTTTGGTGACTCGCACCTTGTTAGCTGTTCCCAACATTGCAAGAGTGGTATCTTTTAGCTTCATTCCTTTGTCACGGCTTATGACTGTCGCACCTGTTAGAATCGCTAAATCCTCTAAGTTCTGTTTGCCGTGATCCCCAAACCCATACATCTTTACAGCACAACATCGCAATACACCTTTAACATGGTTGAAAACTAAAGTGTTTAATACCTCAGGTTCAGCCTTTTCAGATATAACTAACACTGGTCTACTCTGGTCAGACAACTGTTCAAATAATGGAATGATTTCTTTAAGGTTGTTAAGCCTCGAATCATACAATAAAATATATGGGTCTTCCAGTACGGCTTCCATCTTGTGAGGATTAGTAACCATGTAAGGACTTTCCCATCCATTCTTGAACTGAGTACCGTCAATTAAATCAAGAGTTGTTTCCAAACCTTTAGCATTTTCTACAGTAACAACTCCATCTTTGCCTACTTTGTCTATCGCATCAGCAATAAGATCACCAATCTCTTTATCACTGTTTGCCGAGATTGTAGCGATATTCAGGATGTCTTGCTTATCCTCTACCTGTTTGCTCATGGTTGTCAACTCTTCCACTATAAGCGTCACTGCCTTATCCATTCCACGCTTTAGACTCATTGGGTTACAACCTGCTATAACGTGGCGCATACCCTCTCTAAAGATGTTTAAAGCTAAGACTACCGCAGTAGTCGTGCCGTCACCAGCTTCTTCTGCAGTCTTCTCCGATACTTCACGCACTAACTGAGCCCCAACGTTCTCAAACTTGTCCTTCAACACTATATGCTTGGCTACCGTAACGCCGTCTTTAGTTACAATAGGCAATCCTCTTGCTGAATCTATTGTGACATTGCGACCTTTAGGGCCAAGCGTTGTCATTACAGCCTTAGCCAGTGTCTCAACACCAACCAACATTCTCTTTCTTGCTTCTTCATCAAATGCTAATTCTTTCGGTTTCACTTATCCCCCCTTATGTTTTATAAAATAAATTAAATAGCCACACACAAAAACGAAGGTTATAGTTGCTATAGATAAGCTGATTATATTCCCTATGTTTTCATAGTCTGCATGCTTATACATTCCATATAGACCTTGTATCATTATTGAGACTCCTATGAATTGTATTACTTTAAACATCTTACTCCTCGTATTTACCCATCACCCAACGTTCTTTTAATACTAAATACTCGTCATCACCAATCACTATCGGCTTGCCTTCGTGTCTTTGGAATATAACCTTATCTCCTTTTTTTAGTTCATACGAATAATCGGGGCCTATGTCTACTACCTCACCATAGTAATCTGAATGGTACTTGTGGATAGACACCCCTGAGTTGGGAATCAAAAACTTCCCACCGTCCACATTGTGTGAATAGATTATCTTGACCAAGACCATGTCTGCAACCACTTTTGGAAGATTCATTTTAATCTCTCCAACTTTATCCCTCTAATCCTTTCAATCGACTCAATGGCCTTGTCTACCTCTTGCTTGTTCTTTTCTTTCCTCCTCTCACTTTCTTCCAAAATCGTGTGGACTTGGCACGTTAAACACTTCGACACATACCTCCGTCTTCCATGACCGTCATGTTCTGTGAAATACTCAAGGTCTGTATGTGGGCAGAGTTTTGTTATCATCGTACCTAACTCTTTTATCTTCTCCGCTTGTTTTTCCACAACAAGCATAAACCTTTTGCTTATCTCCTCTCTTCCAAGGTCATTCCTGTGTGCCAAATCAACCATCATCTCATCTACTCTCTTCCTTGTTACAAACATCTCACTCCTCTTGGTTCTCGCTTTTAATATATCCTCCTGCCATCTTCTACTGGTGCCTTGTACTCTATGAAACGTGGGTTGCTGGTACACATATACCTAACATTGTCAGGGAAATCCTTCCACTTCTCTATGATTTTGGCTATATGCTTCACATCACCACTTGGTGTTTCAGGGCTACCTCGGCTATACTTACTCATAAAATTAATTGTGTTGATACAGTTCTCCAATATAAACACCATAGGTTGTTGCACTATCTCACCTTGGTCGTTCTCTTCCCAATCTAGCCACTTGCGTACTTCCATGTGACCTACTTCTATCGGTAAATCAGGACAGTCCTTAAACCTTAACCCAACGTTTAACAACTCTTTGACAACGGTTGTCTTTGCGTTTCCCTCCTCTTCTATTGTTCTTCTTACTGTTCTTTGACCATAATATCTATCAATTATCCTTCTGCGTGGCTTAACTCCGTACATGTCGTACATTGCGCTCTCTTTGTCTTTTATTATTTGTGCATACTGTTTATAGCTGTAGTTGTCACCTAATATATCATAAAAGTGTCTGTTGGGATACTCGTCCACGCAAAATATTGTGCCTGTTATGTGTACTAACCACCATGTCATAGCCCAAGGCTTGCCGTCATGAGGGTCAAGTATGTGCCACATCTGCCTTTTCTGATCACCTGGCAACCAATCCATAGGTATAACGTGTATCTTTTCGTTAAACTTCGGGTATATTCTGCCGGCAAGGTTGCTTGGTATACCATAAAACCTTGACATTATCTCTTGTTTTGGCATTAACTTTGCCCTGTTCGCTGTTGCTCTAGCGTCTATGTATGGGTTCTCTTGAGTCCATAAGAAAAAGAACTTGATGCCTTTGTTCTCTGCTATGCGTGGTAAGTCCATTTTTACAAGTGGGGCAAACTGGCTTTTGATTATCTTGTAACCCTCAAATAACGTACACAACAGCTCTGTCATTCCCATAAGTGAGGTCATGGTGAATATCATTTCACCGTCACGATCCATTAACCTCATTACTTGCTCATCATATATCCCTTTCTTGTCGGGTTCTTCATCATTCCAAATATAATCTATATCGTCTGACTGAAAAGCCTTTAAGCCTTGTTCATATGACTTAAACTCTATCTGTGTATTGTTATCAAGTATAATTTTTTGGTGTGTGTAACCATTTACAGGGTCATAATGTCCTCGCTTGATACGATTCTTTGGAAGTAAGCTGTCGATCTTACGTTGTTGTATGCTTACTGAGTCCTTAAAGGTTAAACCACAACACCATATCCGTTGATTTGGTTTCTCTAAAGCCTTGGTTATGATGTATTGTGCGCCCTTCTCAGTTTTTCCGCTGCGATTTCCGCCAAATAAAACCTTAATCTTCGCTGGGTCTTTACCAAATAGGGCTTGCATAGGTAAGTTCTCGAAGAACTGTAAAGGATTAACTGCCTTCCTATGTATCAGCTCTGCCACTATCTCTGCGTCTGTTATATTATCGAAACTCATGCACATCCTTTAGGGTGGTTGCTTATAGTCCTCGGTTTTTTAATTCTTCCTTTAGCTCTTTGGGTGACTTGTTCTGTAGTTTTTCTATTAGTGTATCCGATATACCATAATCTACTTCTGTTTTGTCTTTGTATTTATGCTTGTTTTTCATTACCATCATTTGAGCTGCTGGTTTCAGTAAGTCCTTGTCTTTCACCACTCTAATCTCTGTAATACTGTCTATTAATTCGTATGTGTTTTGTATACTTATATTATCCTTGTATAGTTTCGTACACCAGTTGTATATAGTATTACTTGGTACTCCATGCTTTTCTAGTGCATATACCCATAGTTCTTTGAGTAGAAGGGTTTGTTTGTTGTTCTTGATATAGTTGTAGCAATCAAGTAGGATCTCTTCAGCTTGTTTCTCAGTCCATTTCTGAGCTGCTTTGTTTCCTCTGAACCAGACTTGCTTGTTCTTAACACTCTTCTTTGGTTTTTTAGCCACTATTTTTTATCCTGGCATATTATGTCGTCTACTTTGTGTGTGGTCATTTGTTCCCCTTTGTTTAAATGGTCGATTAGTTCATTTAATTTTTGAGCTACTATTAGCGGTTGTATTTTCTCGTTCATGTTGTCTAGCACGTTTAGGTCTATCTTCTCTATCATAACAACTCTATCCTTATGTTTATTGCTCATCTGTATACTTTGGCATAGGAGGGTTCATTATCTTGTACGCCTGTTTTAGCTCTTTACTCTCTATCATGCCTCACCTCTCTCTTTATAACATGCCCATGCACATACTAAATATAGTCTGAAAGAGTAATACGGCTCCATAAACCTCAAGTACCAATGTTGTATCTTTCTTTTTATTCTCTTGATCTCTATCATTGGT